TAACTCATAGCTCCGCCATATAATTGTCTAGCACCGCCAAATGCAGCTAATTGATCTGGTGAAAAACCAGCTACTCTAGGGCCTGTGTATGGTACAAATGGAACACCAGCCATGCCTTTGGCTGCTTGAAAAAGCTCCTGCATCTGTTGTTTTTGCCATTCTGGTAACTCTATTGATGTTGATTGTGTTGATTTGCCTTTGCTCATAATTCTTTTCTAACCATGTATTCTTCTTCGAAGCCAAGATGTTTAATTTTTCTTAACCATCCTTTTCTTCCGCCACCATATAAGCGTTTGCATTTTAATTCTTTTGCAAACATTTCTAACGATGGCAACATTTCTTCTAACTCTGAGTAATCTCCACCACAAAAAAGCAAGTTTAATGCTCTGCCTTGTGGGAATATTACCAATTCTGTTATCAGAGCTGACCTTTTACCAGGCCATAAATGAAACATTCCTACCTTTATTTTATCTTTTATATCCTCTATTGTATAGAAATCTTGATATTCTAAAGACTTTTCAATCCAATGCTTACAACGATCCCATTCAACTTCCCAAGGATCTTTGGCCTGTATTTCTGTTACTTTATTAGTCGCCTCTTGCATATTCAACTATATTAATAAATATATCTATATTGGAGTGATTTACTTGTGCTTTTATAGTTTCGCCATCTTGTAAAATTATTCCAGAATTTATAATTAATTCTTCTGTTCCATAAGCAGGTATGTTGTGATTCTTAAAAAGAAAAAATTCAGTAGTGTCTGTATCTACTATAGATATATCAAGGTTTGTTTGCTGATTACCATGATCGCAAGCAAATATACCCATAATTATTGAAAAATTAAAATCGCTTCCACCATTTGGTGCTGTATATAAAGTTTCTTGAGTAGTTGTAGAAAATGAATACTTTATATTGATAGCTCTTTGTATATATTGCCTTTGAGCAGATAATTCTATACTCATCTTTTACCCCTTGGTTTAGCATCTATACGAATACTACCAACTTGGAAATCTTGTGTTTTAGAGCCTTCTACTCTTAAAGTTAATTGTCTTGCACAAAACCTTGCATCGGTATAGCCATCACTTTCAAAAGTAAAGTCACCAAAATCTGTAACTGCACCCAATGGTGTAAATTTACCTTTGAAACTAAGGGTTACTCCTGGCAAAGTATTTGCTTCTTCATCTGGAATAATTTGATTAACTTGCATTAATCTATCGCCATTTCCTATTTCTAATGGACCAGATTCGCAAAATGGTATTTTTCCTGTTGCGCCTGGTGATTGGCTAATAGTACCTACTTCATGTTCGTAAACAAAGCCATCTGAAGTACCAGCAATAGGATGATCGAAAGCACCTTTATCAATCCATGCACCTCTTTCTAATGTACCAATAGACCAAGCATTTTGTTTGTAATTCCAAATAACATATCTGTTAGGTAGATACTGTTGATCGCCTGTTGGGAATCCCCACCATATTTCATTGAAATCAGAGTTATGGCCACCCCAACATGATTTGATTCCTTGTAAATTTAAGTTATCAAAAACATAATCGTGTACATCACAAGCTAATTCTTGCACTACGCCATCGTAAATATAAAAACAGTTATCTCCCATCCACGCTAAGAAGTTACCAGTAGATACTACAGATCTTCTACTAGCTGCCGCACAATTTTGTCCTGCATCTGCAATACCATAGATAAATGGTGCGCCTGTGTAATACATTCTATTTAGACCTGTATCACTAAAAATCATTACATCTGATTTGTACTTAATTCCATACAAAGCTCTACCACCTGTTGGAATAATTAAATCACCAGCAGTATTAATAGCAGTAGGTGTCCAAACAGTATTTCTTTCTCTACCAGACCAAGCAACTAATCTAGGATCATCGTTAGATCCGATAGCCACTAAATGTCTTTCGTTAGTTACTACAACTGATTGGTTACCTATAGGTGCATTAGTTACTGCGGTTGCAATAGTATCTGGAGTTCCGCCTGGACCTGAATCTGGATTCCATTGATATATCTTGCCATCATCTGAAAAAGTAAATACTAATATTTCTCCCCAGTTATCAAAGGTAAAATGCCCTTGCTCTAAAGGTAATCCTGATTCACTTCTTTCATCGCCATAATCTTCAACGCCCCAATGATAAGCGCCATAACCAAGTGGATTATTAGTTTCATCGTTTACAAATCCTGTGGGAGTTATATCGGTCCAAGTATTCTCATAAAGAACATAGACTTTTTGAGTAGTGCCTACCGCAAGAACAGGCGTGCCAACATTGTCCATATAAGAATATAGGCCAATAACTGCTCCGTCTAATGCTGCATTTCTTAATTTTGTCCAACCACCTATAGGCTTTAGGTAGCCATTTTCAAAACGGACTAAATCTCCGTCAACCCAACGACCTTTATTTGCATAATCAGTTCCGTTCTTGACTATGCCTGCGGGGGGAGTGATTGGAAGTAATGCCATACATTTATGCGTTTTCTAATGCTTGTATTCTTGTTTCTAATGCTTCTATTTTACTATCAGCTTCTTGTAGTGCTTTGATAAGTATTGGTACAAATACAGAATATTTAACTGATTTGATTCCGCTATCGTCTGTTTTAACCAATGCTGGGAAAACAGATTCTAATTCTTGAGCAACTACACCAATTTGTTTGTGATCGCTGCCAATAAGATTGAAGTTTTTTACCTGTACTTGGTTTAGATCTGCTAATTTATCGGTTGCATCAACAATGTTTTCTTTGAGTGATTGATCTGATATTGCTCCGTAAGAGTTATTTGTATTAGCAACATCACCATCTCCGTAAACAATAAATTCTTCGTTATTTGCTGTATCTGCAACAACAAGTGGTTTATCTCCATTTCCACCATCGCCTCTAATATAGACTGCTCCAGCACCTGTACCTGTGCCACCTTCTACAATAAGTTTAGTTCCTGTGGATGCTCCTGTTGTGCTTGTGGTGTTTACTAATAATACTCCATCGCTATCTATCCTCATGCGTTCTGAGTTATTAGTATGAATAATTACTGGTCTATTATTGCTTTCACCACCAAATATATTTAAACCGCTTGATTCATAAATTCTTGATCTATTTGCTATAACTGTATCAGCACCAAAAGTAACGCCACCATTAACTTGTAGAGTATCTGAGGGAGATGTTATACCTATACCAACATTGTTTGAGGTATCAATTACTAATCCATCGCCTTGAGTACCAGCATCTGTATTAATAAAGAAAATATCTGGACTTGCATCTGCGGCAACCACCCAAGCTCTTTGCGTGGTAGTTAATTTCATTGTTGCGGCAGCACCTGCGGATTCCTCTTGGATGTGTAATTCTGTTCCACCTGCTGAAGAAATGTGTAAATTTGAATCTGGTGATGATGTACCTATACCAACTTGGCCAGTGCTATCAATCCTGACACGCTCCGTTAAGCTTCCTGCTGTTGGAGTGGTGCTGAAAATTAAATCCGATCCTTGTGTTTCATTTATTAAAAGCAAGTTTTCAGATGCACCAAGTTGTAATTCACCTGATCCGACACTATTTTGTATTCTAAATGCTACTGCTGCTGAATCTTCTCTTTCTATTCTTAATGGTGTTCCCGCTCCAACAACATGTAAAGGAGATGATGGATTTAGCGTGCCTATTCCAACTCGTCCCTCATTATTGATAATAACTGTATCTGTTTCTGTACCGCTTTGTATGGTTTGAAAAACTAAAGCACCGCCTTCAGAGGTATCTGTAGGATCTAATATTTTTCCTTGTATTCTCGCATATTCAACTTGTGAGCCACCTGAGTCTTTTCCTCTAAACTTAACTTCACCGATTAAATCATTGGTTGCTGGAGATGCAGAGTTTCTAAATAGGTTTAAATCTGGTGCTGCGTTTGCATCAGTCCCATCATTTTCTATTCTGATACCATCGCCAGTACCGCTATAAGTAATATGTAAAGGTGCTGCTGGAGAAGCTTCTCCAATACCAACTCTATCGTTAGTTGTATCTACCTTTAAAACATTAGTATCAACTGTAAGATCGCCACCTAGAGTGACTGCTCCCATTGATACTGCTGTACCAGAGGTACTAAAAATTGCATCAATGTCATCTAAGTCATTGTTTAATTTAGTTCCCCAGGTATCGGTAGATGCTCCTACTTCTGGTTTAGTTAAGTTTAAATTTGCGGTAAATGTATCTGCCATAAATATCTATCCTTTAAGCTGCATTTTGATCTGTCCAAGTTGTTGATGGATCAGATGAATCTGCCCATGTAGTGCTTGGATTGCTTTGTTCACTCCATGAGCTACTTGGATTGCTTAATTCTGTCCAAGTAGTTGAAACAGTCGCATCTGTCCATGTTTCGGCTGCTACTGTTTCCTCTGTCCATTTTAAACCACCAATAGCAGAAAAACTACTACTTTGCGAGATGGTAGCGAAACCGCCATGATCTTTTCTACCAATCGCTGTAAATCCAGAAGTTTCAGCTAATGTAGCATTAGCACTTACTGTAAATTTACCAACTGCTGTCATGCTAGAGGTTTGAGCGCATGTAGCAGATCCTCTATCTATCTGTCTGCCAATAGCACTCATTCCAGAGGTTTCAGCACAAGTTGCTGATCCTAGATCTACTTGTGTGCCAACTGCGGACATTCCGCTAGTTTCTGCGATAGTAGCTGATCCTAGGTCTATTTGAGTACCAACCGCAGTCATGCTTGATGTCTGCGCTATGGTTGCTGTACCTCTATCTATTTGTCTGCCGATTGCAGACATATCGGATGTTTGAGCTATAGTAGCTGATCCGCGATCTATTTGCCTTCCTATAGCTGAAAAATCAGATATTGCTGAAATAGTAGATGATGCAAGATTTATTCTATGGCCTACTGCACTAAAACCAGATGTTGTAGCAGATGTTGCTGACCCTGTTTTTATAACAGTAGATGCTGCGGTAAATCCTGAAGTTTGTGCTGAAGTAGCACTAGCAAATCTTTTTACAGATGAATCTGCTGTAAAACCAGATGTTTGAGATGATGTGGCTACGCCAAAATGATATACGGGAGTTCCATAGTTGGACTTCCCATATGTATATAATCCGTAGCCTACAGAGGCCATTGTATTAAGCTAATGTGATGTCTAAATCACCAGCATCAAATCTGAATACATCTCCTGTGCTTACTACTTTTGAAGTATCTAAGTCTGCGTATGCAAGTAAGTTACCAGCACTTAAAGCATCTAAAACACCGACTGCAACTACAGTTCCGTAGTTAGCAGTAGCAGTTGGATATTCAATAGCTGCTGAGTTAGTTGCTGTGGTTGGTGATGTACCAGATACTGTAAAAGCAGCAGTTTGTCTTGCATAAGCTCCACCTGAAACTTCAGTACCGCCACCAGTATCATCTGGTGCTACAGTGTATAAAGCTACATACAAAGTTGCAGGTGCAGTATAAGAAACTCCACCAAAAACATGATCTAATACTTTGTCTTCTAAATAATCGCTAAATCCAGCCATTTATTTCTCCTAATTATTATTCCAATAATAAATATTTTTTCTTGCTTTGCCATAGGTTCTTCTTCTAGGTATTAAAGATCCTTTGCCAAATTCTGCTCTTTCTTGTTGCAATCTGAGTTCTTCTAAAGCCTTTTCAAATTGTGCGTTAAAAAGAGGTACTCTTTCATCTTCCATAAGAAAGACAGATGCGTGTTTAAGTGATCCGTATAAATAAACATCTGGGTAACTTGTAGATACAAAATTAGATGTATTAGAATCGCTTAAAGCAGTTATCTTACTAAAGTATGTTAATTGTAATGTATATTCAGCATCTGGGGTAGGTGCAAGTTCCATAGTATTATCAACTAATGCGTAATAAATAGGTTGACCAGTAACATTATTATTAGCTTTTCTATATACATCCAATGATTCAATAGACATTTGCATTAGCGGTCTAAAGTCATTAGATGTAATTTCTACATTAATAGCTTCTAACCAATCAGTTGGTAATGATAGATATTGACCATCTGCTGTAGCAGTTGCTCTTTTGATTTGATCTGCAACGCGTAATCTTCTGTTTAATTCGGCTTCGGTATTGTCAATAAATATATCTATTTCAGATGTTAAATCTGATCTGTTTAGATAATTCGCTATGTTTGTTTTTAATTCGCTGTATGTCATAGTTTACCTTGCCATGTTCTAAATACTTTATTATCTGAATTGTTTAGCCATTTCTTCCATGCTTTCATATCGTTAGCCCAACCTTCTCGGCAAGCTCTTTGATAAACCACTAAAGGAACTTCAGCAACATGTCTAAAGTCTTTGCCTGGCTTAACATTTTCTGCAATGCTTTTACAATGCTCTATGACTGGCTGAACATCCTGTTTGGTGTGATACACAAGTTTATCATCTTCTGTGGCAAATTCGTGTGTATAACCAGTCTTATGATCTATTAATGTTTTTCTAGCCATATTGCT